TGGAAACTTTAAAAAATTAAATTGATGCATCGTCCATGCCTGCTACACGTAGTTTAGTAATGTTAGTGATTTGCCATTGTTTTTGATCAAGGCCTTTCATAACACCTAACCACTTGTTACGTAGCAGTGCAAACTCGTTAATAATCTTTTCCATATCAACAACGTCTGCTTCACCGTCTACGTATTTTTCTACGTCACGGCTGGATAATGCTCTTTGATAGTTCTCAAGATACTGTCTAAAAAACTTAGAACGCATCTTGCGTAGTTCAATGTTTAGGTACTCAAGGATAGCCTCCATTTCCTGTAACTGTCCAAAGCGTTCTTCTACTACACCAGGAAGATTTGCGGCCGCTTTTTCTAAGTTGCCAAAAAGTTTACATTCTTTACGTGCTTCTTCAAGTTCATTTTCAAACCAAACAATAGCGTCTGGAATGTTAATAATGTCTTGGGTTACCCTTGAATACCAGTTCATTTAATCCCACTCATCGTCATCGTCATCATCATAAGGATCGTCTTCCCAATCCTCATCTTCATACGCTTCAGGTTTACCTAAGAAAGTCTCAACTGCTTCACCAATGTATGGATCTTCAGTACCTAAGGCAAACAATACATCGTCCGCGACACCATTGTCTTGGCACCACTTTACGTATTGTGTTGCGAGATCTTCCTTAGCAGTTTTTGGGACATGCTCGGTAAAGATGTCCCAGAGTTCAATTAACTGCTCTTCACTCATTTCCGTCATTTACTGTTTCCTCGGTTAGGTCTTCAACATCAGCAGATTCTTCCGATGTATCTGCTTCTTCGTACTTATGCCTAATCTTGGAAAAGTCGTCCATTATGAGTTGTAGGTTTTCGCCTGTCCAGTCCTTACGATAGTTAAGAACTTCTTCGTTACGACTGTTAACAAACTTTAGTCTGTTACCTTGCTGTACAAGGATGCCTTGCTTTTCAAACAAGTCAACAAGACCACTGTAAGGATCCATACCTGTTTCATATGGAATCTTAACTTGTACGCCTTCAAACGGTTTTGCGTAACGAGTTTTCATTACTTTACACGCCGCTCTAATACCACGTACATCAGTTACTTTCTTACCATCTTCATCTTCTTTCAGTTTCAATTTCTTCATTGCTACTACAATAGATGAAGCATACACAAATCCTTGACCACCTGAAATTTTATCATCTGGATCAAACATATCTTGTGATGCGTAAGTGTGGTTTGTACATACCATACCAACATTGTAACTACCAAACATATTAACACAGTTACGTACAAGTGCTGTTAGTGCCTTAGGCTTTCTACCCATATCACCTTTCAAATCACCTTTACCAAACTGGTCAACGTCTGTGGGTGTTAATAACATACCCAATGAGTCAATTACAAACAATACTTTTGGACGGTCTTCAGTGTCAACTGAATCATAGTCCGAACGATAGTCTTTCATGAACTCACTAATAGTTTTTGCTACGTCATCAATCATACTCATTGACAAACGTAATAGTTTATCTTCTGCTGTGTCAACACCTAAAGCCTGCAACCATTTTTCATCAAGTGCGTTCTCTGAGTCAAGTAGAACTCCAAAGATACCTTGATCTTGTGCGGACTTTACAAAGTTACCACTAGCGAAATAAGATTTACCTGCACCAGATTCGCCAGCAAATACAGTTACCTTACCTAAGGGGATTCCTTTGTGGAAGTCCCCAGAGATAAGATAGTTTAATGCGTAATTGCCAGTCGAAACCCAGTCAGTAGGATCGTTAAAACCAACACCTAAGCCTGTAATGCTCTTGGTGATGTTCTTACGAAATTTACTCACATCGAATGGTTTCGCCATTGTTTACTCCTTGGTTAATTAAGATTGACGAGCGCGGATCTTTGCTAAGATATCTTGAGCACGATCACTTGTGTCACCTGATGCTGTAGATTCTACAGTACCTGATTCATCACGTGTAACGCCTGCATTAGAATCTTCTTCTGTTGCTGTCATAGGTGCCGCTTCTGCCACAGGAGCCGCAGTTGGCGCCGGAGCAGGCTTATTAGCATTTGGATCACCAGTTGGAGCACTCATGCCTGGAGCACGAAAGTACTGACCCCAACGATCTGGA